CATCCCGGCCAACGAGAAGGCCGACATCGTCAAGGTGCTGGGGCCGCGTGCGACCAACGATCTGGTCGAGCAGATCTATGCAGCGACCCGGCGCAAGGATCTGCCGGAGGTCCAGCGGCTGCTGAAGGCGCCGACGGTGACGCCGCCGGGTCCTGGGGCCACCACCGTCCCGGTGCCGTAGATGGGAGACTTCACCGACCTGCTCGGGCAGCCTAACGAAGTGCTCCCCGATCCTCTCGCCACGCCCGCGACCCAGCCGCCACAGCGCAAGAGCCAGTTCCAGTCGCTGATCGACGGCCCGAGCGAGCAGGACCTGCGCCTGGGCATCAACCTGAACGGTGCGGCCAGCACCACACCCGACGCGCACGCCAAGGCCATGGACATCGGCGGTACCATCGGCGCTCCGGCCGACTCTGTCGCGGCCAACCTCAAGGAGACCGAGCATCTCGCCAAGCTGCAACGCTACCGCGAGGCGCTGACCGACGCGCCGAAGATGTCCAAATTGCTGGCCGAGGATCCGGACATCGCCAAGCTGGCGGCCGACGAGATCGAACTGCTGAGCAAGAACGAAAGCACGTTCGGCAAGATCCTGTCGGCGTTCTACGGCGGGTCGCCGGAAGCAGGCAGTAGGCTGGCCGACATCGGACGGGCGCTTCCGGCCGGGGGCTTGGAGGGGACCGGCATCGCGATGGAGGGCGTTGCCGCGCTGAATGACGTCATCGGCCGGACGGCGGCACGCGGGTACCGGGCGGTCGGGCTCGACGCCTTGGGCGATCTGGCCGACCCTGCGACGCGTCCCTGGTGGCTCAATCCGTCCGCGATCTTCGGGGCGGGAGGCACGGAACTCAGGGACGTCGGCAAAGCGGTCGGGCCGGACGAGGACCGGCAGAACCTCGCCACCGACATTGCCGGCGGGGTCGGGCAGGTGGCCGCGCAGATCGCCACCGTCCTGCTGACCGGCGGCGCCGCCAGCACCGCCTCGATGTTCGCTCAGGGCGCTGGCATCCTGGCCGAGCGGGTCGAGGAGCAGGGCAAAACCGGCACGGCCGAGGGCGACGCTGCCATCGTCATGGGCGCCAGCGTCACGGCGCTGACCGAGAAGCTGGGACTGGACGCTCTGCTCCACCGGGTGCCCCCGGCGATCCGGAACGGCATCCTGCGCACGCTGGTCGACATCGGCATCGGCGGCGGCATCGAGGCGGTGCAGGAGGTGACCGAGGGCATCCTCCATAACCTCATCGCACTGGTAACCATCGACCCCAACGCCAAGCTGCTGGAAGGCGTGGAGCAGGACGCCAAGGCGGCGGGCGGCACCGGGGCTGTGATCCGCGCGCTAGTCAACGCCGCGACCAAGGGCCGGCAGATATCGTCCAATGTCCAGAAGCAGCAGCGGGCCGGACAGGACGCCGCCACGGTCGAGGCGCTGGTCAAGGGCACGGCGGACAGCAAGCTCCGCGAGCGCAACCCCGATGCGTTCAGCGCGGTCATGGCGGCGCAGACGCAGGGCACGCCGGTCGAGATGTTCTATGTGCCGGCCGAGCGCATCGCGGAGCTGTATCAGACCGGCGGGCCGGTCGTTGACGGGGTTGACCCTCTTGACCAGATCGAGGGACTGCGCGAGCAGATCGCCGAGGCCGTGGCCGTCGGCGGCGACGTCGAAATCAGTGCGGCCGACTACCTCACCCACATCGCCCCGACCCCGCTGCACGGCGCGCTGAAGAACGACCTGCGTGCCAGCCGCGATGGCTGGAGCGTCAATCAGGCCAAGGAATTCGCGGAGAACCCCGAGCGCGAGGCCGAGGTGGCGGCGCTGGTCGAGCGGCAGGCGGATGCTGCCACAGCCGCAGCACCGGGGCAGGCGGTGTTCGATCAGGCCTATGCTGACCTGATGGACACCGGGCGCTACACGTCAGCGCAGGCGGCGGAGAAGGCGACGCTGACCCGCGAGAGGTTCGTCAGCCGGTCGCAGCGGGTCTTCGGCGGCACCGTCTCGCCGGAGGACCTGTACAAGGAAAGCCGGCTGCAGATCCTGGGTCCGACCGAGGCGGGCGACGTGGCTCCGGCCGGGGCGCTGAGCCAGGACGAGGGCTTCACGGTCGACGCCTTTCACGGCGATGGCCGAGCGGGCGATGGCGGAGCCGGACAAGGACAAGCCGGCCAAGGAATAGAACTCCTCCAGTCCGTCTTCCACGGATCGCCGCACATCTTCGACCGGTTCAGCACGGCGGCGATTGGGACTGGCGAGGGCGCGCAGGTCTACGGCTTCGGGCTGTATTTCGCCGGGAAGAAGGAGATCGCGCAGTACTACCGCGAGACGCTGGCCGGGCCGCAGATGACCTGGGACGGCGAGCCGGTCACTGCCCGGAACATCGATGCCGTCGAGGCGGAGGTCGTCAAGGCGCTGGGCGAAGAGGGCCTGCGGCTGACAATGTACCTGTGGGGCGCCGGCAGCGTCGCAGAACTGCGCCGGAAGTTCCCCGAACTGGAGATCAGTGCGAAAGCCGAGACGTACCTCAACAAACACCTGAAATCTTCTCCCGGCGGCCGGCTGTACACGGTCGAGATCCCCGACGACGGCGAGTACCTGCTGCACGACAAGCCGCTGAGCGAACAGCCGCAGGCGGTGCGGAAGGCGGTCGAGCAGGTGCTGGACGACTATGATATTCCAGGCATTGCAGACGACTACACGGGGCAGGACGTGTACCGGGCGATGGAAAACTGGGCTGCGGCGACCACGGCGGAAGGAATTAGGCACAACCCTTCGCAGACTGTTTCCGAATTGCTGCTGGCGGCCGGCGTGCGCGGGATCAAGTATCTCGACGCGAGCGCCAGGGACAGCAGCGGCGACTCGTTCAACTACGTCGTCTTCGCGGATGCCGACGTGGTTATCCAGTCCTACGAGCAGGCGGCGGCGGGCGGCCCGCGCGGCAGCTATCAGCGGGTGCGCGATCCATACGGTAACCTGAGCAACGTCATCAGACTGACCGAGGGCGCAAATCTAAGCACCGCTCTGCATGAGTTCGGGCATTTTTTCCTCTTCCAACTGATCGACGACGCCACCCTGCCGGGTGCCACAGCCGAGGCTCGGGTCAAGCTGCAGGCTGACCTGCAGACGGCGCTGGATCACCTCGGCATCAAGGTCGACGTCGCCACGTCAACCGCCGACCAGATCCACGCCGCCATGACGCGCGAGGCGCATGAGCTGTGGGCGCGGTCGTTCGAGGTCTATGCCCGCGAAGGTAAGGCGCCGAGTGCGGCGCTGCGCGATGCGTTCGCGTCGTTCGCCTCGTGGCTGGTCCGGATATATAAGTCGCTGAAGACCATCCCCGACTACACCAAGCGCCTGACGCCGGAGGTCCGCGGTGTGATGGACCGGCTGCTGGCGACCGACGAAGCCATCGCCGACGCGCAGGCCTCCGCATCGTTCCGGGTGCCGGCGGCGCTCCGCACCGTCATGACCACGGCCGAACAGCGCAGCCTCGAGCGGCTGACCGAGGAGGCGACCCACGAGGCCCGCGCCGAGCTGCAGCGCCGGGTGATGGCCGAGCTGGCCAGGGAGCGGCTGGAGTGGTGGAAGGCGGAGCGGGCGCGAGTCCGCGGCGAGGTCGAGACCGAGGTCCGGAACCGGCCGTCGTACCGCGCATACAACCTGCTCCGCCATGGCGAGACACCGGATGGCGACGCGGTGCTCGACAGCGATGGCAATCCGACGAAGCCCAAGCTCGACAAGGCGGGCCTGACCCAGGCCTACGGCAAGGACGTGCTGAAGCAGTTGCCCAAGGGCGTTGCGGCACAGAGCGGCGTCAATCACGAGGTGTTCGCCGGCTTGGTGGGCTTCAGCAGTGGCGACGAACTTCGCGACGCGCTGACCAGCCTGCAGCCGATGAAGGCGACCATCGACGCCGAGACCGACGCGCGGATGAAGGCCAAGCACGGCGACATGCTGACCGATGGCAGGCTCCAGGCCGACGCCGCCGAGATCGTACTGAACCAGAAACAGGTCGAACTGGCGGCGCTGCAGGCCAAGGTGCTGGAGCGGCTGGCGGCCGGCATCGAGAAGAAGGCTTCGACGAAAGCAGCGGGTGGCAAGCGTGAGGCAGTAAGGCAGGTCCGCCGGCTGCAGACCGGGCTCGACGCCCAGGCCATCGCGGCGGCGGCGAAGAAGGCGATTGCGGGCAAGAGGCTCGAGGATGCGGTGCCGGCCAAGTACCGCGCCCAGGCCGACCGGCTCGGGCGCGAGGTCGAGGTCGCCATCGCCAAGCAGGACTATGAGCTGGCGGCTAAGCTGAAGGAGCAGCAGGTCGTCAATCTGGCCTTGGCGCGTGAGGCGCAGGAGGTCCAGGCGCAAGTCACCAAGGCGCTGAAGCGGTTCGGCAGGCTGAACAAGCCGGACGCCAAGCTCGCGAAGGCCCAGAACATCGACTTCGTCGGGGCGGTGCGGGCAATCCTCTCGCGGTTCGGACTCTCCCGGCCGCAAGCCGGCTTTGACCAGCAAGTGTGGTACCAGCGGCTGCAGGAGGACAACCCGGCCGGCGCCGTCGACATGCGCGACATGATCGACGCGGCAACGGCCAATGCCGGAACCGTGGCGGCGCGCGGGCGGACGCGCACGAGGGCGAAGGCAGGCGGCGCTCCGAGAGGCATGGGCGAGATCTGGCGGCAGATGACCGTCACCGAGTTCCAGGCGCTGAGCGAAACCATCGACGCCATCCTGCACATGGGCCGGGCGGATCGCACCGCCGAGCTGGATGGCGAGCGGGTCGAAATGAAGCAGGTGATCGACGACCTCAACGCCCAGGCATCGAGCAGGAACACCGGCAAACGGCCCGGCCAGACGTCGAAGGCGACCGACGCCGAGAAGATTGCGCGGCGGTTCCAGGGGCTGGCGGCGTCGCTCGAGCGGGTCGAGACCTGGGCCAGACGGATGGATGACGGCAAGCCGAACGGGCCGTACACCCGCACCTTCGTCAAGCCGATCCTGGCGGTGATCTACCAGTACCGGGAAGCCCGGCAGGACAAGCTGACGCGCCTGCTCGCCATCATCGAACCGCGCAAGGGCGATCTGCTGGGCAAGAAGATCCACTCGAACGAACTCGATTACACCTTCGACAACAAGGCCGAGTTGCTTCATGCCATCTTGCACACCGGCAACGAGTCCAACATGCGGAAGCTGTTGCTCGGCGGCAGAGGCGAGGGCTTTGCCTGGGGCAAGAGGATGCCGGACGGAGCGGTCGACACCTCGCGCTGGGACAGCATGATCCGCCGCCTTGTTGCTGAAGGCGTCATTACTAAAGCCGACTACGATACCGCCCAGCAGATCTGGGATTTGTTCGAGGAGACCAAGGGTCCTGCCCAAGTAGCCTTCCATAAAATGAAGGGCTATTACTTTAAGGAGGTCGAGGTTACTGGGATCCAGACGCCTTTTGGTCGGTACAAGGGCGGCTATGCCCCGGCAATCGCGGAGGGGTCGCTGGTCGCTGAGTCCGGTTCCAACATCGATGCAGACGCCATGGGCCAGCTTGCCAATGCCGGCGTCCTGCCCGGCGTCGGGGCCGGCTTCACCAAGAGCCGCGTCGAGAACTACACCAAGCCGCTCGAGCTGAACCTGATGAAGCTGCCGGGCCATCTCGACAGCGTCCTGAAGCTGACTTACCTGGGGCCGGCGGTGCGGCAGGCGGCCAGGATCGCGCGCCACCGCGAGTTCCGGGATCACATGTTCGCGGTCGATCCGAACGCGATCGACAACATGCTGGTGCCCTGGCTCCACCGCGTCGCGCGCCAGACGTCGGAGATCCCGTACACCCAGGATGCCGAGCGGACAGCCGGCAAGGCGCTCGGCTGGCTGCGCAAGACCACCGGGCTGCAGGCGATGGCCGGCAACATCCTCAACGCCGCCCAGCAGATCACCGGGCTGAGCAGCGGCATGGTGCGGGTCAGGCCCACCGCCGTGCTGCGCGGGCTGGTGGCCAGCGTCAAGGCGCCCAACGCCACCACCGCCATGATCACCCAGAAGTCGGCGTTCATGCGCGACCGCATGGCGAACACGACGCACGACCTGATGGCCAACCTCGAGGACCTGCTGGTCGACAAGTGGAAGGTGACCAAGCTTAGCGAGAAGGCGCAGAAACACGGCTACTTCGCGCAGGTGATCGCGCAGAACTTCGTCGACAAGGCGCTCTGGCTGGGCGCTCACGAGCGCGCCATCGCCAAGGGCATGACCGATGCCGAGGCGGTGCTCGAGGCCGACAGCGTCATCCGCACGACGCAGGGCTCGTTCAACCCGGAGGACGCCAGCAATGCCGAGGCGCGGGCAGCACTCGGTAAGCTGTTCCTGATGTTCTATTCGTACTTCAACACTCAATACAATCTGCTGCGCTCCGAGGCCGAGATCGCGGTGCGGGAGTCCGGCTGGGTCGGAGCCTCGCCCCGGCTGTTCGCGATCTACATCATGGGCGTCATGATCCCGGCCGTGATGGCGGAAGCGATCATCCAAGCGGCGCGCGGCGAGCTGGGTGATGATGACGATGACGGATTGCTGGATGACATCGGCGAGTTGTTCGGCCTGTCTCAGATCAAGTTCTTTGCGGCCATGGTGCCGTTCGCCGGCAGCTTCGTGAATTTCGTCATCAACCTTTCCAACGACAAGCCATACGACGACCGTCTCAGCTTCGCCCCCGTGTTCGGGAACATCGAGCGGCTGATCACGGGCGGCGCCAATGTCTACAAGTATGCGACGTCGGACGACGGTTCGGCGAGCCGGGCCATCAAGGACGCGCTCAACATCCTGGGCACCGCGCTCGGCCTGCCGCTCGGGCAACTGGGCAAGCCGGCCGGCTACATCGCCGACGTGCTGACCGGGGAGCAAGAAGGTGAGACCATCGGCGACTGGATCCGAGGCACGCTGAGCGGCCGGGAAGCGCCGAGGCAATGAGTGTCGGTGCCAGGAAGATTAGCAAGTCAAAAGTCCTGTCATGGACCTCAGCATAGCTTCAATGAGGCCCGGCACCGACCTGCCCATGCTGCGCGCGTCCGACCGACGACGCCACGGCGCTGACGACTGAAATTCTCGACATGATGGAGTCCCTCGAATGACCGTCGCCTCGGCCGTCAATCGCACTGTCGTGAGCGGCAACGGGTCCGCCACGACGTTTGCCTACACGTTCCCGATCATCTCCTCCAGCCATCTCGTGGTCGTGCGGTCCACGGCTGCCGGGGCCGATACGACGCTTACATTGGGCACGCACTACAGCGTCAGCGGCGTCGGCTCGGCGTCCGGCGGCAGCATCACCTACCCGCTCTCCGGCACCGCGCTGCCAGCCGGGGATCGCTTGATCATGCTGCGCAGCGTGCCGCTCACGCAGTTGACCGACCTGACGAACCAGGGCGCTTTCTACGCCGAGGTGCATGAGAGCGAGTTCGATCTGCTGTGCATGGCCGACCAGCAGCTCTCCGAGCGGCTCGACCGGGCGGTCACGGTGCCGCCGAGCGACACATCCGGGCTGGTGCTGCCCAACGTCACGGCGCGCGCCGGGCGCTACTTCACCTTCGACGGCTCCGGCAATGCATCGGTCTCGGCGGTTGCCGAGGTCAGCGGCTCGCTGGTGGCCATGGAGCGCACCGGCAACGGCAGCACGACGGTCTGGACGCTGCCGGTGACGCTGACCGGCGGCTCGCGCTCGCTGATCGTCTCAGTCGACGGCGTGGTGCAGCCGATCAGCAGCTACACGGTCAGTGGCGACCAGTTGACCTTCAGCGAGGCGCCGCCGTCCGGGGCCGTGGTCGACGTGCGGGTGATCGGTCAGGCGGTCTCGGACGACGACGTTTTCCTGACCGCGACGGCAACGCTGAATTTCGCCTCGATCGCGGCGGCAGCAAGCGCCGACCTGACCATCACCGTTACGGGCGCCGTGGTCGGCGCCAGCGTCCATCTCGGCCTGCCGGCCAGCCCGGCGGCCGGGATCATCTTCCAGGGCTTCGTCAGCGCCACCAACACCGTCACCATTAGAGCCACCAATATAAGTGCGGGGGCGGTCGACCCGGCTTCCGCCAGCTATCGCGCAACCGTGCTCGCCGTCTGAGGAGTAGCCCGATGAGCCTAGTCAAAAGTCGGAATAGGATGACGGCGGGCGCGCCGATCAACATTGTCGATCTCGCCGCCTGCGACGGCACGACCGACGACACGGCGGCCTGGAACGCGGCGCTCGCGACCGGCCGGGACATCTTCTTTCCGGCCGGGCGGAGCCGGATCACGGACAAGATCAGCTACTCGGCGATCTGGGGCCAGCGGATCATCGGCGACGGCAACTACACCAGCATCTTCGTGATCGACTCGGGCTTCAATCTGGCGGCGACGTGTGTCATCGAAATCGGCGGCACCGGCCAGCAACTGGTCGGCATTGGCGTCAGTTGCGCCCAGACCTCAACCGCGGTGCGCGCCAACCTCCGGCAATATCCGTGGATCGTCCGCTCGAATGCCCATCCCTCGACCACGATCAGGGACGTCTGGATCAACGCAAGCTGGAACGGCATCCTGCTGGAGGGCAACTGCGGCCAGTCGATGCTCGACCACATCCGGATCGGGGGCTTTAACATCGACATTTATATTGATGGCGCGCTCGATACCGTCCGGCTCGACCACTACCATTCCTGGCCGTTCGATTTCCCCGGCGACGCCGCCCTGATGAGCGTCTACGAGGACGGCACGCGGGTCGCGCTGACGGTCGGGCGCTGCGACGACCTGTGCGCCGGCTCGATCCTCAGCTACCACGGCAAGGTGCAATTCGGCGACCTCGGTTCCGGCGTGCCGTTCGGCAACATCGTGCGCCTCGGGCTGGATGGCAAGACCGCCAGGGTTGAGATGAGTGGCGGCCGGATCACCCTCGCCAGCGCCTATGGGAGTGGCGGCGACCTGGTTGATTACAAGATCCAGGTGTCCGGCAATTCGGCGCTGACCATCGCGGCCCTGTGGACGCTGGTGATCGGCCCGACGACGCCCAACTCGTGGGTTTCCGTGATCGGGGCGCAGGCGCACCTGACGATTGGCGAGTGGTGGTGCGAGTTCATCGGCGACGCCCGGCTCTGCACGGTGGACACCAGCGGCTACCTGACGATCCTGGGCGGCACCTTCGTGCAGCTCGACGCGACGGCCAGGACCCAGCCGGTCGTCCACCAGATCAGCGGCCGGCTGGCGATGACCGGCTGCCGGCTGGTGGCGCTGGGCGGCGGCAGCGGCAACTTCGTCTTCATTACCGTGGACGACAAGCACGTTGTGACGGGCAACGATTTTGGCGGCTTCGGCTTGGCAGCGCCGGGCGATAACACGCTCGGCTGCTACGGCCCGAACACCGGCCTGCCGGCGGCGGCGGCCGGCGCCATCGACTACGGCTATGTCAAGCGGCGGCACTTCACCGGCTCGCTGTCGGGCGGCGGGGCGGCGACCATCGCGCACGCGGTGACCAATCTGCATACTCGCATGGTCGATATCATCGCCGTCTATCTCGGCGCCAGCAGCGAACGCATTCCGATGACGGTAGCCTCGGTCGATGGCACCAACATCGTGCTGTCGGGCGGTGGCGCCGCGGCGGTCTACCATGTCTGGGTCAGCCACGGTTAGGGCAACGCTGCTGGCGCTGGTCCTGCTGGCCGGCTGCGCCGTCGAGGGGAGGGTCGTGGAGATGCCGCAGAGTGTCGTGCCGCTGAAGCGCGGAGACGCCGATTTGTTGACCCGTGTGGTTTGGGCGGAGTCGAGGTCTGAGCCATTTGAAGGCCAGTGCGCGATTGTTTGGGTTATTCTGAACCGCCTGCATCGGGAGCCCGGCAGGTTCCCGAGCACTGTCCAGGGCATCATAATGCAGCCCTATGCTTTCAGTTGCTTCAATACCAGCGATCCGCAGTGTGCAAAGGTCAAGGTGGTCGATGAGCATGACCCGGCATTCATCGAAGCTATGTATGCTGTCACGTCAGTTCTGACCGGGCGGGTTTCTTCGCCGGTCGGGTCCGCTGACCATTACTTTCTGACGAGCATGTCCAAGCCGCCGGCATGGCGGAAATCCATGACGCTGGTCAAGCGCCTGGGCTCGCATACCTTCATGTCCGAAAAGCCGTAGGGACAATACCGTACAGACCCAGCCCATAGCGTTAAGTAATATGACGTATCTCTGTGGGCTGGTTTCATTGCTCGGGTCGGGTCATGCGGCGTTTTGTGCGGTGGTTTCGGGAGTCAATCCCGTGCTTGGTCGGCGGATAGGGCGGTGTCGTATGTCTGCCGGCAATGGTCGCCGATGACTGAAGAGGAGCGGCACGTGAAGGTTGTGGCTGCAATCCTGGGCAGCGTCGACGGCTGGATCGCGGAAGCAGAAGCCCTGGTCGACGGGGTGCCGGTCGGGACCAAGGCGCCTCTCCTGCATCTGGCGCGACGGATGCGGCAGGCCAAAGAGGCGTTAAAAGCCCTTGCGAACGATCCGGACGAGTGAAAGGCGGAGGATCGCTCCCCCGCCCTTGCCCCTGCCATGCCACGCCGAGCCGAGCCGAGCCCGACCGCGCCGCGCCCGAACATGCCGCGCCCCGCCGCGCCATGCACTGCCAAACCAGGCACTGCCGAGCCACGACTGGTGCTCTACGCACCGCTCAGCAGTCTCCGTGGAAACTGCTGGCCGCTGCGAACAGCGTCCCTGCCATGCCGGGCCAGACCCCGCCCCGCCCCGCCCATCCATACCAGACGTTGCCTAGCCATGCCCGGCCTCGCCCTGCCACGACCGGCCAGACCAGACCAGACCCTGCCGCGCCGCACCTCGCCAAACCTCGCCCCGCCCGGCCGTGCCTCGCCTCAACTGGTGCTCTTCGCACCGTACAGCGGCCCCGCTATGGAGCCGCTGCCGCTGCGAACAGCGTCCCTGCCATGCCACGCCGCGCCTAACCGGGCCAAAACAGGCCTTGCCGCGCCAATCCTCGCCCTGCCAGACCTCGCCACGCCGGGCCGATCCCTGCCTAGCCAGACCCAGCCCTGCCGCACCAAGCCGAGACCGTTTATGCAACCATAAATCGTCCAAATCGCGGCCGCCAATCCCCAAGCCCGACCTGTTCTCCCGCGAGTTCCACAAAGCCTCTCACGTCCTTGGCGTTGAGCAGGCTCGGGAGAAACTTGACGTCAAACTGCAGCGACCATTCGTCGAAGCGCGGTCTGGTCCTCTGCACCCGTGAGGTCCCGACACGGGCGGAGGTCCTCATCCAGAACCTCTCGTCTTCCCACAGCTTCTGCGGGTCCTTCGGGCCGTCGTATTCCAGCGGCGGGAAGCCGTCGACGATCAGTCCGGCCTTGGCCTGCACGCCCATGCGCTCTTTCTTCGCCGCGCCGAGGAGCATGCTTTCAATCATTTCGCCGGGAATGCACGGCCTTCCGTTCGACATGTAGAGGCCGCCGAAGAACTCGCGGCGGGACAGTTCAAGGATATCCGCGTCCGTCTTTTTTCGCTTTGCATGTACTTCTTTGAGGCTCCGGGAAGCTGGGCTCAAAGGATCGCTCAACTGACCATTGTGCATCAGAAGGGGACTGACGCTTTTGATCAGGAAACTCAACGTCTGATACGCGCTCATTGATCACCTCTGTTGCTGGAACCAGCCGCACAACTTCGGTCACGCTCAAAGTTATCCGCGCATATTTCTCCGTCCGCTGACGACAAGTGATGAGGTCGTGGCATTGGCTGCAAAGGGTCGTTAAGTTTTCAACTTTGTCCAAGTCCCACCGTTCGCGCGGTGGGTAGCATCTGTGATGAACTTCAAGACGATCATCAGTTTCGGAAGCATTGCACAAGCGGCAACGGTGGCCATCCCGTTCAAGGGCAATGAGGCGCAGCGTGGCCCATGCGCTGCTTGAGATGTACTGCACATAGTCCACACTGCGCCTCCCATGCCAGACCGCACCGCGCCCTGCCATGCCGGGCCTGACCACACCCGACAGAGCCGAACCCTAGCCATCACTTGCGTGACAGGATCAGGCTATGTCATAATTGATGACATGACAAGGCACATAACATGAACGACGAATTTTCTTTTACTTCGAGCCAACTTCGTGCGGGAAGGGCGCTCCTCGGCTGGAGCCGTGAGGATCTGGCCAAGGTCAGCGGCGTGCCCGCCAGGACCATCGCCCGGTTCGAAGGAGCCGAGGTGGAAACGCGCGAAACGACAATCGCCAGGATCAGGGCGGCGATTGAGGCTGCCGGGATCGTCTTCACCACGGACGGCGAGGGCGTGAGACGCCGGAGATCGTGACGAGCCGGGGCGGTGCTGCAGCCGCCGCCGGCTCTACCAACCAGCCTGCTGAGGAGACTGAATTGGCTGACGACATTCATACCATACTTACCGACTTCGAGGCGCGGCTTTGGGCCGGACTTGATGCCCGTTTCAAGGCGCAGGAGGAGTTCGTTCACGAGCGCTACCGCAGGGCCGACGCCAAGCTCGACCGCGTGCTGGCGGATCTGGGCGACCTCAAGCCGCGCATGGCCGCGGTCGAGGTCCAGCTTGGTTACCTGACGGCGGCGGTCGGGCGGACCAATGAGCGGATCGATGGCGTCAGCGTCAGGCTGGATCATATTGAGCGGCGGCTGGACCTGACGGACGAGGTGCAGTCATGAACGGGTCGCGTGTGTCGTTCGCTCCGTATATCCTGTTCTGCGCTGCGCTGTGGGCCGTTCTGGCGGTCGTCGCTCACATCTGGTTTGACCCGATCAAGTCGGTCGTGGCGATCCTAGCCAGCGTTTGTATGCTGTGCGGTTACTATGAAGAGCGCGAGAAGGATCTGCAGGAGCGACTCCGTGCGGATCTCGAAGCGATTTGGAAGAAGCGCGTATGGGATCTCAGAAATGAAAAATCTGCGCTGATCGGGGAGTTGGCCGATCTTCAGATCCGCACCGCGCGTCTCGCGGCGCTCGAAGAAGAGAACGCCATACTGTGGGAAGAGAACCGGAAGCTGCGGCCGGCACCTCCTGTCAACCCCAACGCTTGGCGCGGATCGATCCTGCTCGATGGCTGAACGCTACCTCTTTGTAGGTAATCACTTAGGTACTGCTTAACGCGAAACGGTCATTCTATCCTCGCAGCGGGGCCAGGGTTCTGTCCGTCCCCTCGATGCACGGCACTATGCGCTGTGTCGGCCCACGCTGCTTTTGGACGGATGATTTTTGATGACCAAAGTATTTCGTTTTATCGTTGAGCGGCTCTCCGAGGGCAGCACCATTCGCGGCGGCATTATGCTGCTGACGGCCTGCGGCATCACGCTGCGCCCCGAGCTGCAGTCTGCCATCATTGCCACGGGCATGACGCTCGCCGGCCTGATCGGCGTGCTGGTCTCCGACGCCCCGGCGCCTGCGGCCGAGTAAACGTCATGTCATTTTTCGGCGGCATGGACACGGACAGCACGAAGGGCGGGTTTGACCCCGCCCTTACCCATGCCCTGCCCAGCCGAGACCTGCCATGCCAGGCCCTGCCCTACCCTGACGAGCCAGACCATGCCGAACCACGGCAGCCCACATTCCACCACGTATGGCAGGGTGACAGGTAATGCACGTTGGACTGGATGATGAAGAGTACGCGCTACTCCAGCAGATCATCAGGCATTACGCCATCGCGCTGCACGAGGCGCGCGGGAAGATCGCCGACCTGACGCGCCAGCTCGAAGCCGAGCGTGAGCGGCTGCAGGTCCTCGAAGCCCTGCACTACGGGCTGTGCTGACTGTGGGCTCGATCAGGGTCCAGCGGATTTCCAACATGGAAGTGTGCCGGCTTTACGCGGCCGGCTTCAGCCGCTGCGAAATCGGCTGGCGGGCGCGGCTCTATGACCGCGAGGTGACGGCGATCCTGCGCGCCAACGGCGTGGCGCTGCGCTCCAGCACCGAAGCGCAGGCGATGGCGCGGGCGCGCCGGCTGGAGCGGGAGCGGCTGCGCGCCAAGGCATGAGAACGACCTGTCTCATGGTTGTATGACCAACCTCCGGTTTTTTCAAGCCATGCGTCAGCCGTCAACCGCCCGGTTGGAAGCCAGCGGAAGAGTTCGACCCATCGTTTCCGCTGGAAAAATACCTGTCGAGCGCCTCGCGCAGGCCGCGCGCCATCTCGAGCACGGCAGGGCTAGTCACCTCGCCGGCCGCGATCCGCTGCTCCAGCTCCTTGAGATGACTGTCGAGATCGTGGATCAGGCGGTCGAACTTCTCGTCGTTGCCGGTCATGGCATTCACCTCACGTTAACCCGGGCCTGTCACTCTGGTTCCGCTCCTGCCTGGACGCTCCTGGACCCTGCCGGCCCGTGAAGACCCATCGCCTATGCTGCGGTGGGTCTTTGCGTTTCTAGCCTACCCTGGCGCTGTGTAGCGATCCCAGAACGCCGAATACCTGCAGCAGCCAAAGCACCACCGCGATCACGATGACGACGTTCAGGATCGTTTTTATTTTCGGGTCCATCGGGATATAGGTGTTCACCAACCAGAGCAGCACGCCCACGACGATCAGCGTGACGACCAATGTAATCAGCGGCATGGCGGTTCCTTTACGGCAGGGTGAGCAGGGCGGCGCGCACGGCCGCGATCAGCCGACGCTCGCGCTCGGTGCCGTGGATGACGGCAAGAGTTTCCATCCCGGCTAGGTCGAGGGTGCGGAGGTGCGCCACCACATCGGTGAGGGAGCGCATCTGTATCTGAAAGACCACTCTATCCATCACCGCGCTCGCGGCGTCTGGCGATCATGGCCTCTTTGGTCTTGCGGGCGTGCGCTGCGGCTTGGGCAGCCGTACGCGGGCCGGTATCACGCATGGTGACGCCGTGGGCGCGGAGCAGGCGGTACACCGTGCTGGCCGTACAGCCGGCAGCCTCGGCGAGGATCGGGCCGCTCTCGCCGGCCTGATAGCGGCGGACGAGGTCCTCGGCGCTGAGCCGGAGCGGCTTGCCGGGATTGGAGCCCGGCGGGCGTACGGTGCCGCCCGAGGCTCGGACGATGGCGAGGATGGTGGTGCCGCAGCAGCCGGCGCGATAGCCGATGCTGTCCGCGTCGAGTCCCGACGCATACATTGCGGCGATCTGCTCATCCGGGATCAGCCGGGATGACGGTCTACCTCGCCGATACGAAACCACATGTTTTACCCCTGCCAGATGCTCTGGCGGAGATTAACACATTAACCGCTAATGCCGTGGTATCGCACGGGTAGTGGGGCTTTGGGAGTAATCCGACGAGTCAATGCTGCACATGCGAACTAAAAGCCTGCAAATTTTAACAGAAAAACGTCTCGTTACTGGTCGCCGCTCGACTAATTATTCGGCAGATTTGTCCGAAAGCGTACCGACATAGTGCAGATATACTTCTCCTGCGACCGCGAACGCGATTGCGGCGAGTGCCCCGTTGTGCTGAACTGAATTATGACAAACCGGCGACGGTCCGGCACATCTGCAACCATCAGCCGGCTTACCGCATCGACCCGTTCCGTTCGCGACCGGACGCGACACGAGGCGCCGCAAATTGGGACTTGCGGTCGGTGGGATGCGGGTGTGAGATAGACGTACGGTTGATGGATTGAGTTCTTCTCGCCGAGAGGCGAGGTAGTGAGCGGCAGCGCGTAACGCCCCTAATGGATTTTCGCAGGTCCTGGGTCAGAAGCGCCGCCGCACACCACGGATGCAACGAAACGCAGCAGGTATCCCGCCCGCGGCGTCGTCGTCTAAACGAACACAAGGAGTCTACCCTTGGTGCGTCTAACCATATCATCTCTGCTCCGCGGGGCTTCTGGCAAGCCCTCTCATGCCTCTGCGCCTAGTGTTAATCGCCTCGCGCCGCCTGAAACTCCTGCTGAGTGCCAACAATGCGACGAGGCCTATGACGTTCGTCATAGCGTGCGGGCCGTCTCGCTCTGTGTTGGCGTGTATTTCGTCGCGGTCGTGCTCGGCTGGTGCCTGAGCGCCGTGGTCGTCGCGACATGGTTCCGGCCGTCATGACGCCCGGCCGCTCCGTCATCCCGTCTGCCGGCGATTGCCGCTGGCGCTCGCGGTCGCTGCTGCGCGCCGTCCTGCTCGGCAATTTCGCGATCGATGCGGCGCTGGTGCTGGCGATCGTCGCGTGGTGCTCGACATGACCGGGCCGCACCGCCTCGGCCGGCCGACCGGGCAGCCGTCCAGCACCGGCATCCCCGGCTGCTACCGCCGGGAGGCCGACGATGACGGCGTCGCCTGCGCGCTGTGCTACAGCCCCGACACCCAGCAGACGCTGATGAGGAACTTTCCCTCGTGTTCTGGCTGTGTTGCCGGACAGTGGGCGGCGAAAATCTACTATGCCCAGCGGGGCGAGCCGTGAGCGCGATTAATCATTGCGCCGCAGCGCGCGCCGTGGTAGAGGAAAGCCGGGCGGCAGACTCCTTTCAACGCAGTTACCTTGCCGGTGGCGCGTTTATAGGTCCACGGTCTGCCGCCCGACAACTGCCTGTTGTTCTACAGGTAGTCTCTGACATCAGCGGAAGTTCACTTCCCGCGTCGGCTTGCATCCGGCGCGGGGTTTTTTCGCAACAGCGTTGCGCAATTAAGCGTTGCATGCCAACCCGGCCGGGCGCACGCTGCCTCCGCACAGCACGACGACTCCTCCTTGTAGATAGCGGTAACTCACTAGACCCCGCGGCGTTCCAGGGCCGCGGGGTGCTTTTGCGTGCGTCAGGCATCCAGCGTTTCTTCGATGATGATGCAGATCGCTTCGGATCGGCTGTCGATGCCTCGCGCTCTGCGCCATGCGTCCAGTCTGGTCTTCATGCTCTCGGTCATCATGAGCGGATAGCGGTAGTCCCGCTTCTCCCGTCGCTCCGGAATGGGCATAAGGCCCAGCACAGTCTGCCGCATAGCCTCAGCTATCTGGACGGCGCGCTGTTCCTGGTCGGGCGGCAGCCGGCTGTCGTTCTTCGACGAATTGCACGACTGGCACGCCGGGATCAGGTTGCCCAGGTTGTCGGTCCCGCCGTGGCAGGGCGCGACGATGTGGTCGACGCTGTCGGCGGGGCTGCCGCAGTAATGGCAGACGCCACCGTGCGCCGTCAGGATTGCCTGACGACGCTTCGGGCTGATGGCCATGGCGGGTTACCCCGCCGCCTGCTGACGTTTGGTTTGGAGGCCGATCCGGACCAACTCCAACACCGCATCATTCCAGTGGGGGAGCCGCGCCTCGAAGCGCCAGTCGCTGACCTCTTCAACGAGATCGAGCGGCATTTGCAACGTGGTGCGTTTGATCTTGTCGTCCTGCTTGGTTTTCGGTCTTCCCATGACATTCAACATATGTTTGCGCCTTTTTGTCGTCAAGGGCCATGGAAAATAGCCCTTGCCTTTCGTGTTCATGAAACATATCATACCCAGGAAATGAACCAAACGCAAGAAAGTCCTGGCATGACCAACTCCTACATCATCGCGCTCCGTGCGTCGGGCTCACGCGAGCATGTCTTCATCCACCGCGAACTGCGCCGCTACGAGGTCGCCGCCGCGAGATTTCGCGAAGCCGGTCTGCTCGCCTACGCGGGCCTTTACGACGGATACGCACAGCAGGCCCGCCTTGAGATCGAGGCGCTGGCCAAGGTCGATCAGCGGATCGCGGCGCTCGACGCAACGCTGCGCGGCGAGGACAACCCCTTCGCGAACGCCGAGTTTGCCCCGAGACACGAAGACCTGCCGGTCAAGGTGCGGGCATGAACACGCGCATGGAACGCCTCATCCCCGACGACGAATACGGCAACGAGCCGGCCACGACCAACGACCCAGACCCGCGCACCGTCGTCGAAGATCTGATCGAAGCGCTGGAGAACCTGCTGGCGGTGTCGCCGTGGTCGAGCGCCGAGATCCGCAACGTGGCGCACGCGGCTATCGAGCGGGCGAAGGAGAGCCTGTCATGAGCGCGACCAAGGAGTGGCTGATGCATCAGGAAGAGCGGTCACAGCCCGGTGAGGACTGGGACGAGAGGCTGGCCACGGTCGACATCAGCCTCGACGAGCTGGCCCGCCGCATCGAGGTGCTGGAGCGCCGCATGCACGAGCTGGGCGAGCGGTTTGGGGGTGCGGAATGAGCGCGGTCATGGAGGAGCAAATGCAGAGCGTCGACTGGGACACCTACTACGCCGCACATCGCTTCGGCTTGGTCTCGGCGCATGGCGGGCGCAAGACCACGCCGGTTCGCGAGACGCTGGCGGACGGCGCCTGCCCGCTCCGGGGCCAGCACATCGGCGAGATCACGGAATTTGTCGCGGTCGGCGGCGAGGTGCTGAGCCGGAAGGTGGTCGCCTGCGACGCGACCGAGACGTGGCTGCGGCGCGATCTGGCCGCCGACGCACGGGCCGCACTGGCGGACGAGGCGGCGGCCGGTGTCCGTGCAATCGCCAAGGTGCTGGCGTGGCGCGACCGCACAGACGCCGAGAACGCCGCCAAGCGCGGCATGACCGTCGAGGACTATCGCAAGCTGCGCAACGCCCAAGGGCACCGGAGCGAAATGCGCTCGGGCCGCAACAGCATCGGGATGTAATCATGACAGCCGACATCATTCCCTATCACGCCCCAGTCGCGCTGCCCCCGTACCGCGGCGTCCGGGTCAACAACATGGAGGACGGCCTCCGACTGTCGAAGCTCATCACGGCGTCTGGGCTGCTGCCCAGCAGCTACCTCAACGCGCCGGATCCGGTCGCGGCCTGCTTCGTTGCGCTGCAGTTGGGCGCTGAGGTCGGGTTGAGCCCGATGGCAAGCGTCCAGAACATCGCGATCATCAACGGGCGTCCCGGTCTGTTCGGCCCGGCCATGCTGGCCGTGGTTGAGGCCAGCGGCAAGCTGGTGCAGATCGAGGAGTTCATCGAGGGCGAGGGCGACGCGCGCAAGGCCGTGTGCATCGTGCAGCGGGTCGGACGCAAGGCGCGCCGGGCCGAGTTCTCGGTCGGAGACGCCAAGCGCGCCGGTCTGTGGGACAAGCGCGGCAAGAACGGGACGGCGGGGCCGTGGCAGCAGTATCCGGAGCGCATGCTGCAGGCTCGCGCCCGTAGCTTCCTGCTCCGCGACGTCTTCCCAGACGTGCTGTCCGGGCTTCCGCAGAGCGTCGAGGAGCTGCAGGACATCCCGGCGGAACCCATCACGCCGCCGAAGGAAGAGCCGCCGAAGGTCGAGGAGCCGAAGGCCGAGGCGCCGAAGCCTGCCCCCAAGCCGCCGCTGCTGGTCGCCATCGGCGAGGGCTGGGACCCGGTCCAGTTCCCGCGCGGTAAGAAGGGCCTGCGTGAAGCCCTTGAGTTCATGACCGGCGCCGTGGTGGACGGCAAGCCGCAGGTGGTGGCGCTTAACAACGCGCTGCTCGACCAGATCGCTGAGCATATTCCCGAACTGGCGGACGAGGTCAGCGAGTTGCGCGCCGCGGCGGCCGAAGCGCTGCGGCCGAAGGACGAACCCGATCTCAACGCCGAGCCGGACACCTTCGTCAAAGACTTCCTTGGCGATGACGATTTCCCCGGCGACCGGCCGCTGCCCGACGAACACTCCTGATCCCTCACCCCGCGGCGGCGCTGTTCCGGCAGCGCTGCCGCTCCCTTCCCGTAGCCGGACCCCGCCATGTCAGACGCAGCCGAGATCCTCGAAGACCTGATACCGCCGGCTGAGCGCACCCGCTGGGGTCCGTTCTCGCCAGCCATTTCGCATTCGGAAATGCTCTGTCGGCTGATCGCTCTGCAGGTGTTCGTGCAGTGCTTCGTCAAGCCCGAGCACCCGCTGCACGACGCGCTCTGGCGGGCCGAGAGCGGCTCGCCGGAGGACCTCGATGCGGCCCGGCTGGAGTTCGACAGGCTGCCGGCGCTGAGGCAGCGGCACATCCTCGACAGCTACAGCCGGCATTGGCGGCGCAGGACGCGGCGGAAGAGCGGCAAGGCCGCGGCGGAGGAATGGCGATGATGCGGGCGCTTGAGCCTGAGTGCGCCTGCGCGATCTGCGTGGCCATGCGCACGATCTGGCCGGACACCGTCGCGGCGGTCGCCGAGCACTTCCACCTCGACGACGCCGCGGCCGAGCAGCACGTGCTGACCTACGCGCCAACCATCCCGAGGATGACGCAATGACAGACCACAGGCTGAAGCAGTTCGTTGAGCAGATTGAGGGCGTCAATGCGGAGATGAAGAGCCTCAGTCTCGACCGGTCGGAGCTGTACAAGGCCGCCCAGCAGACCGGTTACGAGCCCGAGGTTCTGCGCCGCCTGATCTCCGAACGCGCCAAGCCGCCGGCCAAACGGGCCGAGGCCGACGAGTTATTCCGTGTCTATTGGGACAGTATCGCCGAGACGGCGCCGCAACCGGTCCTGACCGATGCGTAAAAGTTTGCTGGCGGCCATGAACTCAGCGGGTCGCCAACAAAAAGCCGATCATTAGAAAGAAGCCAGGAGTTTATACATGGAAAAGGCACCCAACACAAATATCGCGTCGGCCAAGGTCGTCGTCGTAACGCCGGAACTGGCACGCCACCTGCGCGACACGTGCCACTTCGAGCGCCAGCGTCCGATCAACAAGGGCAATGTTCAGCGCCTTGAGATCGAGATGACCAAGCGGCGGTTCATTCAGGCCACGCCGATCTTCTTCTGCGTGCTGCCCGATGCGCAGGCCGTGATCGTCAACGGCAACCACACCTTGGAGGCGGTCGCGGCCAGCGGCGTGCCGCAGGTCCTGACCTTCATCGCGCTGCAGGTCCCGAACATAAGGGTAGCGGGCGATGTCTACGCCAGCTTCGACATGCATAAGGCGCGGTCATGGCTGGACGCTCTCAAGGCGGTCGGCCTGGACGACACGGTCGAGATGTCGGATCGCGTCCTGCCGGCGGTCGGCGTCATCATGAACGGGTTCAAGTACAACCGGCAGGCAATCGAGGCGAACCGGTCGCGGCCGGCACGGTTCGACGCCTTGCTCGACTACAAGACCGAGGCGTCGATGATGTATCAGGCGCTGGACGGCGCGCCCTCTGCCAATCGCCGGCTGATCCTGCGGGCGGCGGTGCTGGCGGTAGCCCTGGAAACCGTCAAGTATCAGGCGTCGGCTGCCGTCACGTTCTGGCGTGAAATGGCGATGGACGACGCGCTGTCCAACGGCGATCCGAGAAAGACGCTGCTGCGCTACCTGCAGAACACCAAGACAGGCGGTGGGCCGTCCCAGGCTTTTCACATGAGCAAGGCTGCCGCCCTGGCCTGGAACGCCAGTTTTCGCAGCCACACCCTGCACGTCTGCCGGCCGAGCCAGGGTGACAACTTCGTTCTTCTTGGCACCCCTTGGGGCACCAAGAATTTTAGCGGCTACGTGATGGGCGGCCCGGTCGAGCCGGAGGAAATCGATGCGGTGACCGAGGTCGAGCCGGAGCTGCCAGACCTGGAGGACCTGCTGACCACCGGCCTGACGATGGGGCCGGGCGGGTTCAACCCGGTCACCTTCTTCAAGCCCGCCGGCCACTAGGAGCCCCCCCGTCATGACGCAGGAAACCATCTGGATTGACCGTGTGCGGGTCGGTGTCCGGCTGCGCGGTATCAACGAGGATCAGGTTGCTAAGCTGGCGGCCAGCATTGCCGAGGTCGGGCTGCTGAACCCGATCACCGTGATTGCGCGCGAGGTGATCGAGGGCGGCAACGCGGTTCCCGGCTACGGCGTCGTGGCGGGGGCTCACCGGCTGGAGGCGGTTCGCCGCCTCGGCTGGGACACCATACCGGCCCAGGTGGTCGATCTCCCGGCGGTGAAAGTCTGGCTGGCGGAGATCGACGAAAATCTGGCCGGCCCGATGCTGACCAGGGCGGAGCGGGCGATCTTCACCAAGCGCCGGAAAGAGATCTACGAGCAGATCCATCCGGAGACGCGGTCTGTCAATGAGCGCGGCGGGCCGGGGCGCGGGAAAACGACGGACAATTTGTCCGCGGTTTTAACGCCCGCCTTCACCGCCGAAACCGCCGACCGAACCGGGGTGGACGAACGCACGATCCGGCGCGACGCGGCGCGCGGCGAGGGCATCGCGGAAGACGTGCTGGAGATGATCGTCGGCACCGGCCTGGACGTCGGTGTCGAGCTCGACGCGCTGACCAAACTTCCGCCGGAGGAGCAGCGCAAACTGGCGGAGCAGGCCGCGGCCGATCAACCGGTGACCGCTCGGCCGGGCAAGACGCCGCGCGTGCGCAAGCAGAGGAAGCCCAGGGAGACCAAGCCGCGCAGGGTGCGCGCCGACCGGGGCGCAACCGCCGCCCTGGCTCAGCAGATGGATGAGGCGGCTGCGATCCTGGTCGATCTGATGGTCGAGCATATCCCGACCAAAGACTGGCCGACTGTGGACAGCACCCTGTCCGGAATCACCCTGCCCCGGCTGATCAAGGCGTGGCGCAGCAGCACGCAGGACGGCGCGGCCGGATCAACAACAAATCACAGGGGGGTCATACAATGACGGGACTTGCGCCGCCGCACGAACGGTGGGACGCTGAAACAGCAACGCCGCCGGTGCTCGACACACTGGCGGCGGCTGGCTACCGAGTAGTTCGGTGGCTGGAAGACACAGCGGACGTAACCCGCCATGGGACCTTGAGCAGTTCCAAGGATGGCTGCTGCGCGCGCACTCGTCAAGAGGGCGCATGGCGGAATACGTCCGCTCTTCGAGGGGAGAGCGAGATGGCGAAGCGAAAGACCCTGTCAGCGAAGACCCGTTTCGAGGTCTTCAAGCGCGACAAATTCACCTGCCAGTACTGCGGTGAAGCGGCTCCCAAGGTGGTGCTGCATGTCGACCACGTGAAGCCGGTCGCGGGCGGCGGCGATAACAACATTTTGAACCTCATCACGGCCTGTCAGGACTGCAACGGCGGCAAGGGCGCGCGCCGGCTGGACGATGGCAGCGAGGTTCAGAAGCAGCAGGCCCAGCTTGCGGACTTGCAGGCGCGGCGCGAACAGATCGAAATGATGCTGCAGTGGCGCGAGGCGCTGAAGTCCGAGAAGCAAGACGCGGCTGAGATTGTCGCCCGCGAAATCAACAAGTACTGCTACCGTCAGGTAAACGATAACGGTCGCCTGAATATTCGCCGGTGGCTGAAGCGGTTCCCTCTCGAAGCCGTGCTGGATGCGGTCAACACGTCGTTTGACCAGTATCTGAGCTTCAATCAGGAAAAGGTTGATACGGGCGATTGGGAGAAGGCTTTTCTGAAAGTCCCCGCCATTGCGGCCATCTCTCTCAAAGCGAAAGAGAAGCCGTATCTGCCGCGCCTCTTTTACATCCAGGGGATTTTGCGGAAGCGGTTTCGTGATGATCTACTCATGATCGATGATCTGGAACGATGCGCGGCAGCCGGGGCGACGGTCGAGTCCTTGGAAGAATGCGCCAAACGGGCAAAGAGCATTGCACAGTTTCGTTTCTGGCTTGACGATTTCCATGCCAAGAACGGCGGTGCGGAATGAGCGTCGTGGTATCGGCGCTCTGCTGGCCGATCAGGCTGCCAGCCGCCATCAAAATCGTCCTTCTCTGTCTGGCCGATCACGCACACGACAACGGCAAGCGAATATTCCCGTCGATTGGAACCGTCGCCGAGGAGTGCGGATGTTCTCCGCGCGCGGTTCGGTACGCTTTCCGGGCGCTGACTGAGGATGCCATTCTCGTGCTTGAGCGGGAAACCAAAGGCGGGCGCGGTCATACCAACGTCTATTCGCTCGACATGGTGCGGCTGAAAGAGCTTGGGAAGGCGAACGTTCCGGAACGCGGCGGGCCTTCGTCGGTGCATATGAACGGCGCCGGCCGGGCTGAAAACCATGCACCTGATGCAGGGTTTAGTGCCGCTGAAAACCATGCACCTGATGCAGGGTTAGCTGAAAACCCTGCACGTGGTGCACAAAACCCTGCACGTGGTGCAGCCGAACCGTCATTAACCGTCAAGGAAGACGGTGGTGGTGGCGCGGGCGCGCGCGAGATCGAGGTTGGGCGTCTGGTAGCAGGTCTGGCAGGTCTGCCTCCGAGCAAAATTCCCGCCGGCAAGGTCGCGGGATGGTTTGCGAAAGACTACGACGCAGAGCGCGACATCTTCCCGGCTGTGGTGGAGGTGGTGGCGACGACGCCGGGCGGCGTGGTCAGCTTCAACTGCTTCGACCGGGCCATCGAGCGTTATCACGTCAGGCGCACAGAGAATCTCTCCAACGTCAGCTACCTGCATCGCGCCTCCGGAGGTGGGCGCGGCAGGGGCATGTCGGCTGGTGCCAGCGATCTGCTCAAGGCGGCTAACGGCGGCATCATCGAGATCGGGGGATTGTCATGAACGAGCTTACGCGGACAGGCAATGGCGGCTCTCTGGTCGAGGTGCCGACCATGTCGGAACCGCTGCATCGCTGTGTCTCCCGAACGCGTGCTGTCGCCCGGTTCCTGGGCGCCGAGGACGACCGGCAGGAGTCGGATTTCATGCCGGCGTGGATCGAACCGAAGTGGGTTTCGGAGCGGCTGCAGGACGAGGCGCAGCAGATGCTGCCGTTCTACGAGCGGCTGGCGTTCACGACCGGCGATCAGTCGCTGCTGCGCTGGCTCAGCATGCTGTGGACCGCTCTGCCGAAGGCCAGGGACACGGCGACGGATTGGGAAGCGGTCAAGTTGGCCTACGTCGGCATGCTCAGCGATTTCCCGGCGATCTGCTTCAGCAAGCGGACCATGCGGGCGGCGCGCGACAAGTTCCGGTGGTTCCCGTCGGCTCACGATCTGGCGGAGTTCCTGACGCCGTTCCGCAACGAGGTTACGAACACCGTCTTCCGACTGCGTGTCATCGCTCACACCACGACCCAGCGGCCGAAGCCGGAGGAGGAACGGCGGGAGAAGCCGAGCGAGGAAGAGCAGCGGCGGGTGCGCGAGATCGTCGGGCGGATCGATGCCGAGGAGCCGAGGGTTTCGCGGGCGGTTATGCGCGGAGGCAAGCCATGAGCCCGCTGTGCTGGTACGTCTTCTGGCTGAGCTTCCTGTCGTCGCTGTACGAGCGGCGGCCATCGGCGCAGATCGTCAACCTCGACGACTACCGGCCGCCGACGGATCGGAGGGCAGCATGACGGACGATGCTGAGCGTCACCACTGCGCCCAGTGCGGGATGAGCTTCCGGCTGGAGCGTCCGGACAGCACCGTCCACCGGGTGCGCTGCCCCGAGTGCCGGCTCGCGTTCTGGCACACGACGAACGCCAGGACGCCGGGCCGGGTGGTGGTCGGCGTCGATCCGAGGGAGCTGGTAGCATGATCACACGGCCTGGGATGAGCTGCAGCGACTGCTCGCTGACCGACGCGGCCATGCATGCGGGCAGCGCCAACGACGATGCGGTGGACGTCTGGTCCGCGGCCGACCTGATGGGCACGAGCCTGTGGCTGGACTACGTCGAGCGTTGGAACCCGCTGCGCTACGTGCCGGATCGCCGGGGCAAGGCGAAGCGGAGGACGGCATCATGAGCGATCCGGGGCGCTATCGCTGCGAGCGGTGCCGGATGAGTTTCCGGATCGGCGAGCGGCCGCGCGAGGCCGCGGTCAGCCGGTGCGGCGTTTGTAAACTGCTGTTCTGGCACGCGGACAGGTACGGCGACAGCAGCTTCCGCGTCACCGTTGGCATCACGCCGGCCGAGTTGGCGCAGCAGGGCGGGAAGGTGACGGCATGAGCCTCGCGACGATGAACCGCGACCGGCAGGCGGCGCTCGCCGTGATGCACAAGGCTTACCGGACGTATGGCACGCGGTCGTTCATCGTCGACCGCGCCGGGCCGAACTGGACGCCGCTGCACCATGCCGAGACGCAGGGCTGGTGCCGGTTCTGGAACGACCGCTGCCGGTTGACCGAAAAGGGCATCGATCAGCTCGCGGACTATCGGGTGCCGGCATGACCGAGCGGACGGTGACGGCCGAGAGCGTGCGTCTTAGCCGGGCGCAGCAGGATGCGGCCACGCTGGCAGCCGAGGTGCAGGAACGGGCCAGGATGGCGCGGATCGAGGCGGCCGAGATGCGCGTTCATCGCGCCGTGCAGGCGCTCGGCGTCGTCATGGCGGCGCTCTGGCTGATCGGGCTGGCGGTGATCGTTTGTCTGGAGGTGATGTTTTGAAACGACCCGAGGAAGCATTGCAGCGCGCCGTCTGCGGCCTGCTGGCGATCTACGAGGCTAAGCACCTGCTGGCGTATTGCCACGTGCCATCGGGCGGGTACAGGACGCCGGCCGAAGCGGGCATCCTGAAGGCCATGGGGGTCAAGCGCGGCATCCCCGACCTGCTGGTCTGGACACCGAACGCGCACAGTTTCGGAATTGAACTCAAGGGGCCGAAGGGCAAGGAGTCCGACGCGCAGATCCTGTTCAGGTCGACGCTGGAGAGCCTGGGCCACCGCGTCTACGTCTGCTGGAGCATCGAGGAGGTGGAGGCGGCGCTGCGGCTGGAGAGGGTGCCGAGCATAGGCACGTTGATGGAGGCTGCCGAATGAGCCGCGCCCCGTACATGCCGCAGATCCGCCGCCTGTTCGTCGACGTCGAGACGCTCCAGGTCCTCGAACAGTACCTCGGCGACCGGCCGCAGTCGGACAAACGCGCCGCCGACCTGCACGACCGCATCGTCACCCTGCTCGACGCCCAGGGCTTGCTGAAGGGCGATGCCGGGTGAGCGACCGCGACGAGGACCTCGCCGCAACCCTGGCGCTCCGCCGGAGCCTCGTCAGCGACGACCGCCAGCGGCACAACCGCGTCCTGGTCGAGCGGCTGGCGGACGGGTTCGGGAGCAGGGCACGTGTGCAAAGTGCGCTGGAGCGGTACGAGCGGCGCGGGCAAATTTCTGCCAGGCAGGCCAGGGCAGGTGAGCGCATCTATGCCGCCTATGCGCTCGGCGTCGTCGGCGCCAGGAACGGCGAGGCGAGCGGCAATGGCAGCGACCCCGGCGGCTACACCGACGCCCAGATCGTGATGGCGCAGGAGTACCGCATCGTCAGGGACGCGGTCGGGCCGAGGCTTTGGAGCGTCTGTTTCAGCGTCTGCGTGGAAGACATGACTTGTCAGCGCTGGGCCAACGAACGCGGCCATGCCATGCACCCAAACAGTGCGCTCGCGTTGCTGAGAGTCGCCTTGGACACGGCGGCAGATGCACTCGGCGACGTCTGAGTTGCAGAACGCTTGACATGCATGATCCTGATGTGCGATTGAGGATTATGCGTCGCGTAGTGACGATGCACCAGACCCGTCCGGCGAGAGCTGCGGCGGGTTTTTGCATATCTGGGGGCCATGTTCGACACCATCGCCAAAGCCACCGCGGACTGGACCGGACGACCGGCGGCGTTCGTCTGCGCGCTGGCGGTCATTGGCGTGTGGGCGCTGACCGGGCCGGTGTTCGGCTACTCCGACACCTGGCAATTGATCATCAATACCGGCACGACCATCGTCACGTTCCTGATGGTGTTCTGCCTGCAGTACGCCCAGAACGCAGACACCCAGGCGCTCCACGTCAAGATCGACGGCCTGATCGCCGGCTGCAGCACCACCAGCAACCAATTGCTCGACCTCGAGGACCGGCCGCGCGCCGAGGTCGATGCCGCAAAACGCCGGATTGTAGAGGGTAGCTGATGGGTCATTCAGCGCAATGGATCTGAATGCCGTTCCAACCTGGGCAGTCGGGCAACCCCGGCGGGATGAAGAAGGGCACTGCGGACGTCAAGGAGCTCGCCCGCCAGCATACCGAAGCGGCGATCAACGCCTTGGTGGAAGCGCTCGGCGATCCCAAGCAGCGCGTCGCTGCGGCGACTGCGCTTCTCGACCGGGGATATGGCAAGCCGAAGCAGGAAGTCGAGTCATCTGGCAATCTCAACCTCAACGTGGTGACAGGCATTGACCGGGCTCCTGACGAGACTCCAGATCAGTCTCGCTGACACCGGCTATCGGCCGCATAAGTTTCAGCGGGAGATCCACGCCGGCTTGAAGCGGTTCTCGGTCGTGGTGGCACACCGCCGCATGGGCAAGACCGTGCTCGCCGTGAACAGCCTGATCGATGCGGCACTGCGCTCCCGCAAGCAGGATCCCCGCTATGCGTACATCGCTCCGTTCAGGGGTCAGGCCAAGGCTGTGGCCTGGGACTACCTGCGACGCTACGGCATGGCCGTACCAGGAACCGTCGCCGCTGAGGGTGAGCTGTCCATCACATTTCCCCATGGAGCCCGTATCAGACTGTTCGGCGCTGATAACCCGGATGCATTGCGCGGGATATACTTGGACGGGTGCGTCATGGACGAGGTTGCCGACATGAAACCCGAGGTCTGGGGCGAGGTCGTAAGGCCGGCGCTCTCCGACCGGCTCGGCTGGTGCCTGTTCATCGGAACACCCAAGGGCGTCAATCTATTCCACGACCTCTACCAGTACGCGCTGACCGATCCGGACTGGTACGCCGGTATGTTCCCGGTCGACGAGACCGGACTGGTGGCGCCCGGCGAGCTCGAGCTGGCGCGCAAGGTCATGTCGGCCAACAGCTACCGGCAGGAGTTCCTGTGCGACTTCACGGCATCCAGCGACAACGTCCTGATCCCGGTCGATCTGGCGAGCGATGCCATGCGCCGGGCCATCGACGAGCGCATGCTCGACGGTCTGCCGAAGATCCTTGGCGTCGACGTGGCCCGGTTCGGCGGCGACAGGTCGGTGATCTTCCGGCGTCGCGGTCTGGGCGCCTATACGCCGCAGGTGTTCGAGGGCATGGACAACATGGACCTCGTCGGCCGGGTGGTGAACGAGATAGTCAACTGGCAGCCCGACGCGGTGTTCGTCGACGCCGGGCGCGGCGAGGGTGTCATCGACCGCCTGCGCCAGATCGGCCACGACGTGATCGAGGTCAACTTCGGCGGCAAGCCCGACAATCCCAGGTACCAGAACCGTCGTGTGGAAATGTGGGACAAGATGGCGCAATGGCTGCGCCAGGGTGGCTGCCTGCCGCCCGTGCCGGAGCTGAAGGCCGACCTGTGCGCGCCGACCTATTCGTTCGACCCCAGCAACCGCATGGCGCTGGAGAGCAAGGACGCGATCAAGGCGCGCGGCCTGCGCAGCACCGACATCGGCGACGCTCTGGCCCTGACCTTCGCCTACCCGGTCCATCCCAGCATCGGGCAGCGCGGTGCCGCCAAGGTCATGAGCGACTACAACCCGTACGAGGTGGCGTGAATGTGCTTCGGCGGGGGCGGTGCCCCAAAACCACCAGCGCCACCGACGCCGCCTCCGCCCGCGCCGACCATGGCCAGTCCGGTGGTGCAGGCGGCGCGCGATGACGAGCGTAAGCGGGCGCGGCTGGCTGCTGGTCGGGCATCGACGATCCTGACCGGCGCGCAGGGGCTGACGGTGCCGGCCGTCACCGGGCAAAAGAGCCTTCTCGGGCAATAGCAGATGCCAGATGGACTGATCGGGGCCGACCGTGGCTACGGACACGACGCCTCGCGTCCGAAGCTCTGCTACGAGCGCCGCCTTGCCGCGCTGAAGCAGGAACGGCAGAGCTGGCTGCAGCACTGGCAGCAGCTCGCCGAGTATGTCCTGCCGCGCGCCGGTCGGTGGCTCAACACCAGCAATAACCGCGGCGACAAGATCAACAGCAAGATCGTCGACGAGACCGCGACCTACGCATTGAGGACGCTGGTGTCCGGCATGATGGCCGGCATTACGTCGCCGGCCCGGCCGTGGTTCCGGCTGGCGGCGCCCGCTCCCGAGATGATGGAGATCGCCGCCGTCCGTTTCTGGCTGCATGAGGTCGAGCGCCGCATGCGCGTCATCTTCAACCGCAGCAACGTCTACAACAGCCTGTCGGGCGTCTATGAGGAACTCGGGCTGTTCGGAACGGCGGCCATCGTGGTCGAGCCGGACGAGCGCGACATCATCCGCTGCTATCCGCTGACGGCCGGCGAGTACATGTGTGCCAACAGCGGCCGGCTGGTGGTCGACACGATCTACCGCGAGCTCCGGCTGACGGTCGGTCAGCTCGTCGACCGGTGGGGCGAAGAGCAGTGCTCGCGCAGCGTCCTCAACCATTACCGCCGCGGTGAGGTGGATGTCTGGATCGACGTCATCCACGCCGTCGAGCCCAACCGCGAGCGCGACTATGCCAAGTCGGACAGGCGCAACAAGGCTTGGCGGTCGGTTTACTTCGAGGCGGGCGGCGACCCTGACAAGCTCCTGTCGGAGAGCGGTTACGATGACTTCCCGGCGATGGTGCCGCGCTGGTACGTCGCGGGTACGGACGTCTACGGCCGCAGCCCTGGCATGGACGTGCTGGGCTCGGTCAAGGCGCTGATGGTCCTCCAACTCAGGTTGGCGCAGGGCATCGACAAAACGACCAATCCGCCCATGGTGGGACCTGCGGAGCTCAAGAACGCAGTCGTCAACCTCTTGCCGGGTGGCGTCACGTACGTCAGCGGACAGTCGCGCGACGTGTTCAGACCTGCGTACCAGATCAATCTCCCGCTCAACGACCTCGACGGCCTGATCGCCCGGCACCAGAAGCGGATCGAGCGCGGTTTCTATGCCGACTTGTTCTTGATGATGAGCGAGCAGGACGACGTGCGTACGGCGACCGAAATCCGCGTCCGCCAGGAGGAGAAGCTGCTGGTCCTCGGCCCGATGCTGGAACGCTTGCAGGTCGAGCTGCTCAATCCGCTGATCGACCGGACGTTCAGGTTGATGCTCGAGGCGGGCGCCATTCCCGAGGCGCCGCCGGAGCTCCAGGGCGCGGAGCTGCGCGTCGAGTACATCAGCCTGCTGGCGCAGTCCCAACAGGCGATTGCAACCGGGGCTATCGAGAGGATGGCTGGGTTCGTGGGCAACTTGGCCGGGGCCAACCCCGAGGTGCTCGACAAGGTGGATTTTGATCAAACCTGCGACGAGTACGGGGAAGCGCTCGGCGTGCCGCCGAAGATGATCAGGAGCGATGAAGACGTCGCCAAACTCCGGGGCGAGCGCGCCCAGCAGCAGCAGGCGCTGCAGCAGGGGCAGGCCGCGATGACCGCCGCTCAAGGTGCGCAGGTCCTCAGTCAGACCGACACGCGCAGCGATAATGCATTGACCAGAATGCTTGGGATCAATCCATGAGCGGTGATGAACTGCTTCTCCCGGTTGCATCGTCACTCGACGGCACCGAGGTATTCCGCGCCGTCCGGTCATCGGGTGCTGCGATCCAGGTGCCGGTGCTGGCGGTGCAGGCCGGGATCGACGACATCATCGCGACCGGCAGCACGACCTCCCGGACGCTGGCGGCAAGATTTGCCGATGTCGTCAACGTCAAGGATTTTGGAGCGCTCGGCGACGCCGTGACCGACGACACGGTGGCGATCAACGCCGCCTACGCCGCAACCGCGACTGCGGGCTGCCTGTATTTCCCGGCTGGCGACTACCGCCATGCCACAGCACTGGTCTTTGACTTGGCCAAGCGGATCGCGTTCATTGGCGAGGGCGTGCGGCAAACCCGGCTCGTCTACAACGGCGCGTCCACCACCGCCAACTGCGTCACGTTCGGCGATGGCACGACGAGCGAGCAGGGACTGCGGATCGAGGGCATTGGGTTCAGCAGCAATGTCATCATGACCGCAGGCTGCGGCGTCCGGTTCCGCAAGGTGGTTCGGTCGCACCTGACCAACGTCTACTTCGGGCACCAGGACGGCAACGGTAATTACTATCATGCGGTGTGGTTCGACGGCTTCGACTTCGTGACCCTCGACCAGTTCCAGGCCCGCGCGTCGCAGGATGGCATCCGGATCAGCGGCAACAGCGTCAAGGCCGACCTATTGCTGACCGGTGGCAAGATCGCATCGTGCACCATCGGGTTGCACATTGCGGGTGATGCGGGCGGCGTCTGCGTGGATATGACCGACATCATCAACAACGGAACCAACGTTCGTATTTCCCAGGACATCGTTGCGACGGCCAACCGGGAAACATTCTTCGGCCCAACCGCCCTGATTGATAGCGGCGATGCTGCTGGTGGCGTCACCTTCGACGGGATTGGCGTCGATATCGCGGATACCGACGGGTTTGTCTCATTCGCGGGGGGCTGGCTCGCTTCGGCGGGCGCGCTGATTAACGTCGGGAGCACGTTCGGCGGGCGGCTGCTGGTCAACGGCGTGACGTTCTACAATGCGTTTGCGCGGGGCGTTCATTCCGGCAACGCTATCCAAATCGCGTCCAGTACGGCCAAGGTCAGCGTGACCGGAAGCCGGTTCTATAACGTCGAAGGCACGGCAATCACCTACAGCGGGGCAGGCACTCTCGCCACCCATATGTCCGGCAACTACTTCCACAGCGATGTCACCGCCAAACTTTCGGCCGTCTCCAGCAATGCGCTGACTTACTCGTCAGAGCTGTATGCCGGGACGATCACCAAATACAATGTCTCCGCATTCGGCCAGCCCGTGACGCAGGCCGCCGGCACGGCCGATTATACGGCAGGTGCGGCGTACTCCGCCTGGGTTGCCAGCAACCGGGGCGGCACGATCCAGTTTTTGAAGAGCCGGGGCGCTTCGGTCGGAACACGGGCCATTGTCCAGAGCGGTGATGAAATCGCGCGCCTGATGTTTGCCGGCGACAACGGCACGAGTTTTGAGAGAGCGGCGCAAATTGTCGTCACGGTGGACGGCACGCCGGGCGCGTCGGGCGACATGCCGGGCAAAATCTCCCTCGCTACGAGTGCTGACGGCAGCGCGTCGCCGACCGCCCGTCTTGATCTCGACAGTGCCGGAAACATCGGCATCAACGGGACCAGCTTCGGCAGCGGCGTCAAGGTCCTCTTCATCGGCAACGGCACCGCACCAAGTGGCAGCCCGACAGCCGGGGGTATTCTCTACGTCGAGTCAGGCGCTTTGAAATTCAAAGGCTCGTCCGGGACCGTGACCACCATCGGCCCGGCTTGAGGAGCGTCTCCGCATGACCGACGACGCCCACTACCTCATTCCCGCGGCCATGCTGCACGGGCTGCTGGCGTATTTGGGCCGCCGGCCGTATGCCGAGGTGGCGCAGGCCATGCGGGCGCTGGAGGCGCTGCAGCTCGCCTCCGGCTCGGCACCCGATCCCGAGCCCGTCGAGCCCGAGCTATCCCTCTCGCCCCAGCCGGAAGACCTGTCATGAGCGGTGATGAACTGCTGCTGCCGACCGTCACCAACCTGGACGGCACCGAGGTGTTCCGGGCCGTCCGTTCCAATGGCTCGGCGGTCCAGGTGCCGTTCTCGACGGTGCGGGACGAGGTCGGCTCGTCGTCCGTCACCCTCGACGGGTACGGCGCCACCGGCAACGGCACGTCCGACGACAGCGCGGCCTTCACCGCAGCGTTCGCGGCGCTCGGCAGCGACGGCGGCACCGTCTGGCTCGACCATGACGGCACGTACTATGTCGCCAGCAGCATCACCATCCCTGTCCGCTGCCAACTCCGGGGGCACTTTCTCAAGCCGGGCAGCGGCGCCTCGCCGATCCTGGAACCCTATGCCACGCGGGGCTCCACAATCCTGCTCAACCCAGCCGCGTCGATCACGATTGCCAGCCTGAGCGGGATTGACGGGATCACCATCGTCAACAGCGCCCTGACCATCCCGTTCACTCAGGGCAACGCAGCGACCCAGGTGGCAGCGTTCAGCGGCACGGCGCTCAACGTCACGGGCAAGGACGCGACGGTTCGGGACTGCCTGATCCTCGGCTTTGCCACAGCCGTGTTCAGCTTTGGCGCACAGAGGTTCGTCTTCGAGCATGTCCTGTGTGACTGCACCAACGGCTTCAACCTGACAGCAACCTACGACATCGGCCGCCTCAATAGCTGTCACTGCTATCCCTACCTCACGGCCGAGAACGTCTGGAGTGCGGCGGACCCGACCATCATCACGCGTTCGGGCATCGCGTACCGTCTGGCGGACGTGGCTGACTGGTGCAAGGCGACCAACTGTTTCTCGTACGGCTACGCCTGCGGCT